ATCCGATACTTTAGTAACAGACGCACCATAGACAGCAAAAACACCCACATAGTTGGCAAACAGCACAATCCTGTCATAGGACACAATACTATCCCTAAATACTGTGCCTTGGTCAGAAGAAAGAACGACTACCGTAAATGAAGTTGTGCTCCCTGAAACTGAAATGTTCCCGATTTGACGAACCGAGTTGTCCCCAAAAATAAACAAATAGTTGTTATAAGCACGCAAAGCAGTGACAGAATGAACAAGGTCAGCCTCGTTGATGGTAAATGAACCTGACGCATCCCCTGCAATAAAATCATCATATCCCACACCACCGTAGGATGATCCTGTACCTGTGTAGGTAATGATATTTTTATAGGCTAGCCATACCCTGCCTTGAAAGACTGCTAGGGTAGTGGGATTGTTGGTAAGATTAGGCCATACATGGACTGTTGCCGTAGCCCCCATTCCTCCACCACCAAACGAGATAGTCAGAGAATCCCCGGCTACATAGCCTGTACCTGCTGCTGTGAGCGTAACCCCCGTAATGACTCCACCAGTGCTTTGAACGGATGCTGCTGCACCTGATCCTGAACCCCCTGAAATGGTTGCTGTTGGATTGGTATAGCCTGAACCCCCTGCCGTTACGGTGATATTGGGGGAAACACCGCCATACTTTACAAAAACCACCGTGTCCCATGTGCAGTATCCCGCTATGGAGTCGGCAATCAAAATACGTTGCGTTCCTAACTGAGTGCAATCTGGAGTGGTTGAAAACGTACCGGGTGGCGCAAATTGTGTCGTTACACCACCGGGATTGGTTGTTGCATAAGCTGCACCTGATGCACAAAACTCAATTACATAATCCGCTGTGTTGCCAAAGTTAAAATAGTATTTTTTTACAATAGTTTCGGTTGAAATAGTAGTTAAAGGGGTAGCAACGCCCGGTACTACCAGCAAACGGTTGGAAGAAATAGGCTGGAGGTTTTCCATCCAAGCGGCTTTAGTAATTTCTAGGTCATGCCTATCGGCTTGGGTATCCATCCCGTCCATTTGAGAGAATACAACGACCTCTTTTTCCTCGAACTGATTAGAGGCCATGTTACATCTTTCTGGCGCGTGGCAGGAACGTGTAATAAGGGTTATAAATACGTCTTGCTACTGACGTGGAGAATAATTGCTTCAAACGCAAATCATACTTTCCCGGTTTGTTCATGTCGCCAGAGTACCAATAATCTGCCATGGTATGGTTTTGAAGGGATGCAAGGCATAGGTGAGCTGCATAAAGCTGCACTGCGTCCGTAAATGGGTCAACAATCTGCGAATCCACGTCCGTTAAATTCACTAGTGGGGCGGCCATAGTGACATAATCCATTTCCATCGTGTAGGCTTGGTCAGGAATTTGAAAAATAAAAAACTGTTTGATCCCTTGGTGCATGGTAAAAATGGAGGGAACGGAATACTGATTCACATACTGCCGACAAATAGTCTGGAACATGGTGAACGGTTGCCACCCAAACACAATTCGCTGATTCCCCCAAAGAACAGTCAGCGAGAGGATATCAAGAACATTCAATAAAGCAGTAGCCTTTGCTGTTGCATTCACGCCTGTAGAATCATTAATTACAACAGTTGGAGCGCTGGTGTAACCTACTCCCCAGTTCGTCATGTAAATGTTGGTAATCGTGCCGTTGCTATCTACCAATGCGGATGCGGCTGCACCTGTACCTCCACCTCCGGTAAAGCTTATACTTGGTGCAGTGTATCCTGACCCACCATTGGTGACAGTCACACCCCCTACAGAGCCATTATAAAGGTAATTTTCTTGCTGCGCGATAGTATTGAGTGCGTTCCCGCTGGTAACACCCATGAACCCGCGTACACAATGGGTATCAAGTGCTACTCTTTGACGAGCCTGATTGACAAAACTAGTTAAAGTGGCAACGGAAAAATCCGCCCCGTTAGTATCGTGGACTAATAGCTGGACTTGGTTGATATAATCTTGAAGTGTCGCCATTCATCCTTACGCTACTTCTTTCTTTGCTTTCTTAGGTGCAGGAAGCTCTTGCTCACCAACGGAGGTTTCAACCATTTCAATCTTTACGACGCCAAACTCAAACTTGTCAAATTTAGCGCGGGCTTTCTCGGCCATTTTAGGGCTATTCCAGCCCCAGCGACGCGACACATGAACAAACGCTTTTTCACGCAGCGAAGGATCAATGTGACCAGTTGGGCCGGGGGTAAAATCAGCACCAAAAATATGGGCCGCAGCATCGTAAGGAAGATTCACAGGAACATCAGGATTAAAAGTATAAAGAATACCGTCATACCGATCTTCTACCGTGAAAGGATTACGATTCGTCACTTTTACTTGCATGATGTTCATAGAACTATCCAATCTGCCATACGGTTAAAGTATTGTTTACGCCGCCAACAACAGCCGTGAACGTAGCGTTTACACTACCATCAGCAGTCGCGTTACCAACTTGTTTTAACAATGGCACAGTTTGGAAGCCAATACCAGCATCTTCAATCGTTGCCGTACCAAGTACACCACCGCTTTGAGCAATGGTTGCACGTGCCGGACGAGGAAGAACCGTATCACCAAAAATATTCAATGGAGCCGAAGCAGAAGCACCAAGGCTGGATTCTACAATGACTGTTGCGGTGTAACCAGTGTTTGTACCACCTACCGTCACCGAAGTAAGAGCAAGGTTAGGTAGTGCAGTTGCAGCAGCCGTACCCGACGAACCCGTTGGCCCGTTTACAGTGATTGCAGGAATGTGCGTACCATCATAACCCGAACCGTAGTTCGTCATGACAATACCCGTCAGACCACCACTGGCTGCCGTACCGTTAGCAATCGCAGCAGTAATAACCGCACCCGTACCAGTCGCGTCAAGAATAGTAATGTTTGGAATAGCAACATAACCAGCACCCGCAAAATCAAAGGTGATGCTTGAAATTACACCAGCCGTCAGACCAACGCGAGCGGTTGCTGGAATGCACAGACCCGGCGTACCACCACCAACTTGCGGCGGATCAATCAATACGATAGGGTTGGTGTAATTCGAACCACCTGCGGTAACAGTTGCAGTCAACGAACCACCAATGATAGGTGTACCCGTTGCAGTCACACCCGAAGTAGGGGCTGCAAAAGATATAGTAGTACCTGCCTGAGTGTAGCCCGTACCCGGAGTCGTTACAGTTGCGCCGTTGATTGTACCCGAAAGGTTAATTGCGCGATAGTTCGTACCATCCGAACCAATATAAACAGGAAAATCGTTGGGGCCGGAGCTAAAATTTTTCCACAGACCCGAATTGTAGTCCTTAAACTGAATTGCAGTTTGCGGGCCGGGTTTTGCCAAAAATACCCCATAAGGGAATACATAAGAACCGCCAGACGGTAGCTGGAAGCTTTGCAGGGCATTCGGAGAAATCGACTGACCTTGGTAACTAATGTTTGAAAACGGATTCACTGATTCCTCCTAGATGTTAAGGTATGCCAAGTTTGCAAATTTGCCGTGCGCTTGGGGTTTTACGTTGACGAGTTGCCACAGAGTCAGAATTGCACCAATGTAGCCAAACTGACCGTTGGTGAGGGTGCTTTCAAAGCCCGTGAACTGGAAGCCCGCTTTTTCATGAATGTAGGCGGTTAGATAATCCGTGTTCAACAGATACAAAACACCTTCTGGTGCGTATGGATCACAGTAAATAGGAACGCCACCAATCATGACGGCTTGGAACATGGAATGAACCATGCTGTCACCGTATGCACTGCCATCACGTACCGAATAACGCTCTAGTGGGGCAAAATCTTGCGTCAGGAGCGTCCAAGTACCCATACCCATGACACCCATTTTCGGCATCTCACCGTTTTTCTTGGTGACTTGGTTGATGTACTGCATAATCAGGTTACGGGTAGGAGTAACAGCACCGCCTGAGTTGCTTACATAAGTGGACTGCCACCAGTTTACACCGAGAGAGTTGGACGAGTTACGTGCAATACCACCGTAAGTAGCTGCTGCCGTACCATCATCAATCGCACCGGGCAGACCTACCACACGCTGAGGATTGGAAATGTTGTTCCAAATGTCCGTTGAGAACGCATCAATGGTTGAATTGGTTGCATCGTTCATGCGCGCTTCAATCAGCGGTACAATGCTATGATCCAACTGCACCAAACCTTCAAAACCAAGGAAAGGAATTGGGGTTACGTAAGCTGCAAGGTTAAATTCAGCATCTTGCAGACCGGGAATCGTACCGGGCTTGTTGAACGTACCCGAATAATCGGTAACTTGGGTATTTACCATTGGGTTGCCCTGTACTACGGCAGTAATCGGCGAAAGACCACCCGAAGCCATCAGAGCCGACGAAAGCATGGCACAAGTAAATGGCGACGACTTCCAAATCTGAACAATGTAGCGCTCAAGGAATGAACGGCGGGTTACGGCGGTCAATTCGCTAGCGATTGCGCCTGAGTTGGGGATTGCACCAGTACCGAGAATTGGCATAACTTAACCTTTCACTATTTTTTGCTGCGTAGCTCATCAATCACTTGATAAGCTTTTGTGCGTGCGTGTTTAACCGAGTAGTCATCTTCTTTGTTTACTGTAGGAAGCGTCCAAGTGCGGTCACTTTGTTCGTAATCACGCTTGGCTGGTTGTTCAGCAGCCCACAATTTTGCAGCAGCCTTATAGTCCGAAAGGCCGTATTTTGTCATAACATCCTCAATCGCGGTCACATTTTCAGGCGTGTGGCCGGAATTAAGCAAAGCATTGCGCTCGTTTTCCATGTGTGCGCGAATTTTACGAGCTTCCTCGTCTTGATCGCGTTTTGCAAACTCTTGCTGCATGGTTTCGCGCAGTTCGTCTGCTTCTACATCGAAGAAACGGCGCGACGGTTGAAGTTCGCTAATACGCTTTTTGACCGACTTACCAATCTTGGAATCGTTGGCAAGGTCAATGGCGAGTTGCGCTAGTTCAGCTTGTGCTTGAGGATCGAGCATCGCTTATTCCTTTAGATGGGTTTGTTTTTCTGAGCAGTTGGGCTACCGGGCTGACGATTCAGCAGCGTTTCACCGCGCATCAGGTCAGCAGGTTTTGTAAAGCCACCCATTTCCATATAGGAAGGGGGGTTCACGGCAAGGCCGTTTTTATGTTTACGAACCAAGTCAGGATCGCCGACTTTAGGTTCTAAGAATCCGCGTTTACTTTTAGCCATTTTGATCTCCTTGAGGTGTAGATGGGGGTGCTGATGGGGTCATGCCTACGGGTGCGGGCGGTTTCATGCCGCCTGCTTGTTTTGCTTGCAGTAATTGTTCGAGAGCCGATTTGTCCAAACTATTGTCCGTTTTTCCTGCAACAGACGAAAGCGAACTAAGAGCGCTGATAATTGCTTTATGTTCTTTGGAACCAAACGGGAATACAGCGAGCAACTGATAGAAGATAGGCATGATGCCCTTCAATTTGGCAATGCCTGCTGCAATCGAGCCTTCGCTGGAACCGGGGGAAACAACAGGCGAGGCACCCGGCTGTGTAGACGGTCCTGCGATGTTACCGGGCATGGTTGGCATTGGGTTCATGTCGGTGAGAATACGCTAGGTCTTGTGGTTGGTCAACTGAATAATCGTTCAAATATACCATGTAATGTGTTGGAATAAAAAAAGGCTCCGATTTTTGGAGCCTTTTTCCTTAGGTCTAGCGCTTGTGCTTACGACCAGCTTTACGGCCACGTTTTGCCATGATGCTAACTCCTTTAATGCGAGTACAGCGCAATCTTGCCGATACTCAGGTTAGTAGAAAATTCTACCACCCCTAATGTATCATTTATTGAACGTGTGTTCAAATTACTTTTTATGTTTTTTGTCAGTGTGCGCGTGAATCAGGGCTTCCTGTTGTTTTTCTTTAGCAGCTTTTTCCTGACGGAGTCGCAACGAATGCAGAATGTTTGATTGCTCAGGGGGGTTCAACATTCTTACTAGCCACTCTTGGTCGATTGCCTGTGCTTTGAACAGTAAAGTAGCCAGTTCTTTGGTTTCAAGCGTAAACAGAGGGGAGTGTGAGTGTCCGGCTACGCGAATAGAAAAATCACCGTCAATCTGTTCAGCAAGAATTTCTTGGCCGTCATCCAGAGATAATTTAGTCGCGTCATTTTTCATTTTCAGTTTTACGCCCAAATCTCCTATACGAACCAAGGGTGTTTCAAGACTTACGGCAACTTTTCTAATCTGACCGCCGCCAGTAATTTGAAGCTGTCTTTGTTGGACTCCACCTCTTGCTCCGCCTGAACTTTTACCCGCTACTACTTCAGTCAAACCTGATGCTTGGATCATGAGAGTGCCAATTTCATTAAATTCTCTGAACAAATCTTCGGGCAGTTGAGGTTTGAGTTCTTCCACTTTAGCACCGGGCATAGATTCCAGTACCCACGTACCCGGCCCACCTAATGCTTCGGCCTTTTCGTCAGGTATCCCTTGGAATCCTGAAAATACTTTGCCGGGGTCTACGTTCTTTTCTAGTAGTTCATTGATCTGTTCTAGTCGTTGGGTTGACCATTTTTGCAGAGGAATAATGTCCTCCATGTGCGCGTCACCCCAGAAATAATTATACAACTTGAAGGGGGTAATTGGAACAAACGGATTCTCGCCAGCAAGGAACAAATTGGTAGTGCTGTCAAACTTCACCAAAAGTTTCTCGGCTTTTTTCAAAGCGTCAATCGTGTCTTTGCTGTCAGATAAAAGTATTCCTCCACCAAGAGAGTGGAAAGTTCGGTAATCCTTGGCTTCGGTATCCCATACCCACGTTTCGTGGAATCTTACCATAGGGGCGGTTACTTTAGGGGTAAAACGTGCGCCTTCTTCGTAAGATGGGTTGACGCTGCCTGTAATGTTCCCACCAAGATTTTCCCCTCCGGTTGCGGTAATAATCAACTGTTGAAGGTTGGAAGGAAGCCCTGACTCTGCTGCAAGACCTTCAATCTGCAAATGCGGTATCTGGCTTGCTTTACCTGCTCTGTCCAAATGTTCACACGCAGAATCATAATCCAAAAGAAACGAATGATTCATGGCGGGTTGCGACGTAAAATCGCTTTCATCTTCACGATACACACCAAAATTCTGTGGTTCAATTAGTCCAAGGGTGCATTGTTTGGTAATATCGTTCCAGCCTATTTTGCCAATCATGGTATCAAAATTTAATGCCCACAACACGCCGTCTGCAAACGTATCTGCGATGCCTGAGTCATGAACGTCCTCGTTCCACGCATCCTGCAAAGCAAGGAATTTTTTAATAATTTTTTCATCGGCATTTTTTTGGGGAGTGATGTTGTAAGTAAGTCCTTCCGCCGAAAACAAAAAGCTCGCTACCAGTTTCATGTGCGACTTCAAGGCGTTGTATTTAACTTTCTGCTGGGTGTTTTGTCCGTACAGAAAATAGTTCCGGCGCTTGTCGTACAAACTCCGGCGTTCCTGTTGGGATGCAGTGCATGAGTCAATGATGGTGCGAACAAACCGTTCTTTTTCAACTTCGCTTTTAGGTATTCTCATTTATGCCTCGCTGTCACTTGCGTATGCGGGGCTAAAGCAGTACCAGCATTGGAATTTACTTTGCTTTGAACGCCTGATTTTACTTTGGCGTTAGACCCAAAATTCATGGTTTTGAAATCGCCATTGATAGGGACATTAAACCCGCCGACGTTTAAGTTTCCATAAACTCCTTTTTCAACAGGGGCTTCTACGGCTCCGCCTTTTGCTGCTTTTCCCCCGGTATTGGAGATGTTGGTCATGTCATGGGCATGAGCTAGCCTGTTCAAAGTCTGATCGACGCTTTTTAGGGTATCATGATTGGTAGGATGGGCGCTTTCAGTTCGTATCCAGCCCATCGGCCCTACGGAATCACCCCAATCTTCCAATTTCTGGCTTCTACAAGATGGACATTCAGGCATAGGGTTATCCATAGCCCTGAATAGACCTGTCCAACTCATCCCTGTAGGCGGGTTGCAGTTTGGATTCAGGCATTTGTATTTATGAGGGGCTGTCATGGGCGCATACTACTCTTTGAGGTTGACACGGGCAACATAATTGTTCTGTTCTAAGGCAGTCGTAATGATGCTTTCGTCTATCAAACGCCCGCCTAATGCTTTGTATTCTTTAGGGTCAATGCAATGATAACAAGCTACATACGGTTTTTCCATCATCACTGGAAGGAATTGATTGTCCCCACAACTTAAACAAGTGGCATAGAGTGACCACACGCTTGATATTTTCTTTATCTTGGGGGCTAATTTAGGCGGTTCCGATACATAAATCTGGGCTGGTTTTCTATATTTTGCCTTTGTAAAAATAACGGCCCTTCGTTCTATTTCAGGAATTAATCGTGCAAGCTTTAAAACCGTATCATCACCCCATGTGTAGGGTCTTTTATAGCGATAAACATTGGTTAGGCCCAAACAATCATCAAGCAGCCTTCCTGTTATGGGCATCTGGTGTTTGTACCAGAAATCCGCATAGGCATGGTTGAGCCATTTGTGGGTTTGTTCAAGACTGAGGGACATCAATTTTCGCATTGTTGAGGAATTTACGCACCAGACCATCCACCGGATCAATCGACCCTGTAGCTTCAATCTGTTTCACTCTTGCCTTAGACATGCCCTGAGAGTGCAATTTCCCTCTTACATTGGTATCCCATCCCCAATAAGCAAGTCCTGCCCCAAATACCCGGTCATCATGTTTAGAAGGAGGAGCACCAATGTAACCATCGGACTCAATTTTCATGTGTCTGGCTTCTTCCAAACAAAGCAGTGATTTAATAATCATGCGCTTTGACTCAATCCCCAAATGAAGTTTATGAAGCATCTGCTCCCGAATATCAGGGGATGACTTCCATTGCAGGAGAACTCCCCCTGACAGGCTATCTGACCTCCGATAGAGAAAGTTTTTCATGTGAAGAAGGCAATTTCTCATATCGTTATCTTCACCCGGCGCAATCTCGGCTAATTTCTGTCTTAGCTGGACAAGCTCCTGATAGACAGGACCACCGGGGCCGTTCATCTCTAGGACAAGTGTAACATGCTTAAACAATCCAGCTATGAATGCTAACGTCCATGCGAATTGGAAGGGTGATACTTGTTGCGAAGCAAATTCGGCAACTTGTTCGGTACAATCCGAATAGCACCTAAACACAGAAATGACCCCACTATCCCTGTCGGGAGAAGAACCAAAGATAGGATCGGCTCCAATGACATAGGTTCCCATTTCGGATGGTTTCTCCCAAATCTTGAAGGTTGCCATGTCTACGGGCGATTGAAACATCCGAATGTCTTGGAAGTTATCCGTGAGTTTAATCACAAAAGGTAAACAAAGCGATTGCTTGGCTCGCTTGAATGCTTCGGTCAAAGACTCGTTACTAAAGAAACTATCCCCTGTCGCAATAAAAGCATCCTCGGCTGTCCACGGCATCTCCTGATCCATCGCTGACTGATCGCCCGAACATTTGGTTTCGAGATGGAACCGATACCACGCTATCTGTCCGGCTGTAATATTCACTCCGTACAGTTCTTTTACTTTCATCATCCGGTTACGTTCAAGTTCACCAATGACCGAGGAAGTACCTTCTGGCATATATTTCAGATACAGCGGATGATCCTCACTGAACTCGTTTCGTTCATCTCTCCACCACCCCACAAAAATAGCTTTCTGAGCAGGTGAGTCATTCGCAATGTCCCACATATCATGGTAGTGATTAAACCCATTCGCAGTCGATTCGTAGATGTACAATCTTTTTTTGTATTTTTCCGAGAACGTCTGACCCAGCGACTTGATATTCTCTGCTGACCCCCAGAACGCAACCTCCGTACAATGGGCAAAGTTCGTCCCACCCGACCGTCCCAGCGTATTGGATGATGCCCTCGTTCCCGCCACCAGATACCGGAACAATGAATGGTTCTTCAAAACCAGCATCGTCCGGTTGTTGGTTTCAAAGTCCACCTTGTACTTCATCGGCAAGGTTGCAAGGAATGTGTCAATCTGGTTTCTGAACTGATCCCTCGAACCTTCGTCGTGCGTTGCAAACACCCCCAAGAGTCCTTCGTTCTCAAACGCCCAGAACAAATCAATCGCTAGCATCAAGGTAGAAATACCCGCCTGACGGTTCTTCAAAATCACAAATGTCGTGATCCCTTCCGCCATCCCCTCCACAATCTCGTCCAGCACATACTGCTGCGAACCTAACAGACGAAACGGAATCAATCCCTCATCCCGCGACTGAATCTTCAACGCGGAAATAAATTGCATGAACCTCTCTAACGGAAACGGATCAACCGACCCATCCGGCGCTTTCTTCTTAGCCTCGTCCTTAGCTTTCTCTAAAGCCGTCTTACTCCAGCCCTTCTTCTCTACGTCCTCTACTGGTTCCATGAACACCTCCGACATACCAAGTACCTTCCATAGAACAACCTATCGCACTTCCGGCATATTCTCGGTATCAAACTCCCCAGCATCTTACGCATTCTTCTTTCTCCAATATCTCTTACGACACGCATCCCCACAAAACATCGAATACTTCCGCGCATAGTACTCTTTCCCACACTCCGTGCATACCTGCTTATCCGCGTTCACTGGCAGGTTACAATGTCTACATAGCTTTAACTGCATGTCTTTACTGGATATTGACGGTTATTACGCAAATCATCATGGCCGGATTATACCGACGTTATTCGTGACTGTCATTTTATTTTTTTGGGGGGGGTAGATGGTGTTGCATCCGCACTGCGTTCAACAAACACCCGAGGGGGGGGGCCGGGGGACGGGGGGCAGGTAGCTGATTTTCCTAATTAAACAGTCGTTCAATATAGCGCATGAATAGCCTCTATTTTCCATAATCAATATTATACAACTTTTAACTTATTGATATATATAGATTCTCGTTTTATGAGGGAGGTCTATTACTACATATAGTAGTCGCAATCATGCTGCCTATTTTTTAGGCAACACTCGGTTTATTAACCAATTTTTAACCAAATTTATGGCTAACCTATTGTTTTATATAGGATGCGGGCAACTCACCATACTTCTAATTTTACATAACTAAACGTAACTACAATTTCATGACGCAAAATTACATGATGCGTGGGCTTATGTGTCTGTGTGTCCCTTATAGGCTTGTATGTAGTGTTTATCTTGGCTTCGCCGCTTCATTAGACAGAGCGCGGCTTTCAGAGGATTCTTGCTTGTGCGTTTTGGTGTAGTTTTGAGGATAAAAAATAATCGAGGTTTATTCCCTTTATATATCAATATCTTGTAAAATAGTGTGCACATAATGCACTTTTTTTCATTATGGGGCTTGCAATATATGATTCGTTATGATACATCTTGAATCACGCAAGGGAATCAACCCTAGCTAATCATAAGGGAATCAGCCATGAAGTTCACTTTACAAGTTGCAGTACATGGGCAAGCCAAGGCTCGCCAGATTGAGCAAGGTTTTATTAACCACCTTACTAAACACCATTCACGCTATGGCTCGGATAGTACAGAAAGCCGCTTAATGACGCTGGCGCTTGATTATGCCAACCAGCATGGTGTTAGCGTTAGTCTAGTGAACGATACGTTGTGGCTACATGAGTCATGGCTTAATGTAAACCAGCTTGCAGCTTAACACTTAGAAGGAGGATTTTACAATGTTTACCGCAATCATTAATCAACCTGGATATTTGCCAGAATCCGAGCCGCAAGTCTTCGATAACAAAGACGATGCAGAATTGTATCTGATCGAACAACTCACGCGCCATCATGACGACACGGCGGGCAGTGAATGGCCTGCGAATGCGGAGGAGGTAAAGGCAATCAAAGATGCGGAAAAAGCTTTCTTTGATGCCATTGCCGACATTCACACGCATGGATTCGCCCGTTATCACTCTTATGTGTATGAGATTATCAATGGATAAGTTTGATCGCTACTTGAAAGTGTGCGAATGGGCACGCAAGCGCTACACCAGCCAAGGCTCGCTCACAGTAAGCATTGGCGGAAAACCCACTACCTACTCACGTATTGAAAACCTAGCAGCTGTAAAAATTCTTGGCTGTAATGACCATTGGAAGGAATAATCGCCATGAATTACATTATCGACGAATACACATTCAGAATCGCAAAGCCAATTCCGACCACCAATGTTAAGTTTTTTTCTCAAAACCAATTGCGTGAACTGGCAACACCTGAAGCCAATGCCGAATTATATCGTCGCGCTGTAATTATTGCCAATAAAGAAACTTACGAAACGCACAATGAGGCCCATCATGGATAAAATCAAACTGGTATATGATGCATCCGACAATGGCAATTGTCGCGTGTATTATCGCCGAGTTACTCCGGCCACCCTTGGCGCAAGGCGCAAGCTTTATTGTTTGCAGCTGGATGACGTGCGCAACAACATATTCACCTTGCTCACTTGCACGGAAGATGGCGAGCCGGAGTGCAATGTCGCTTCGATCAGCAATTACATTATCCCCAAAGCGGAGGGTGATGAGTCAATTGACCGTGAAGTTAACCAGTTTTTAAACGGAGATTTTCGATGAGCAATAAAGAGTTAACGCTAGTCATTCCTTCAAAGATTGAAGCAATGCTAACAGGGTTCTATGGTTCGTGGTCTATAGAATACCGCAATAAAACATTTACGTGCGAGGTATTCCACCAGTCACAAGGTGGCGCATCTTACGCAATCGACGATGCAGAATATGAATATGAGGATTTACCTAAATGGGCAAAACGTTACGCTCATGAGGCAGTAAAATATATTCAAGATTGTTATACAGTTCACGCACAAGCGCGAGGAGCATAATATCATGACAAACGAAACAAAACACACGCCGGGCCCATGGATTGTTAAAAATGAATTAATCTTGTCAGAAATTAATAGATCAGTAATTGCGGACGTTTTGCACGACGCTGACATAAACCCATTAAACAATAGAAAAGCCCATGCCCGCCTAATCGCTGCCGCCCCTTATTTGTTGCAAACGCTGGAGAGAATAGCACTACATGCGCCCAGCCTTGACGTCCAAGGAATTCGAGAGGCTTGCGACGAAGCAATCGCCAAAGCACGCGGGGAGGCATAAAACCATGCAATACCAGATAGGCCAAAAATTATTTTTCGCCACGACTAAAACAATACAAAGGGAAGTGCCTTGCCCTGTTTGTTGTGGTAAGAAATTCGTCATTGTTATTTATGGCGATGATTCTGCCCATACGCTCGATTGCGAATGTTGCAAACGTCCGGGATATTTAGGCGATGATTTTTCAGCCGGTTTTATCACAGTTTATGAACATGGGGAATGCATCGAGGAAATAACTATCACCAGCGCGTCGATTAGCGAAGGCGTTACTTATGGCGCAATTGATCACTACAGAATAATGGAAAAAGACTTATTTTTGACAAAAGAAGGGGCCGCACAACGCTGCGAAGAATTGAAAAACGAAAGAAATAAAGAGGAGGAACAACGTTATAAAACTAAACAAAACGCTCGGTATTCATGGGCGTGGAATGCTTCCTATCATAAAAAATGCATTGAACGTGCACACAAAGATATTGCTTACCATACTAAAAAACTAGAAGTTGCCGACCGTCTTAAACAAGTGAAAGGGGTTTAGGCCATGCTCACCGATTATTGCGAGTGCTTAAACTGTCACCAATTAGGGAGTGATTGCCATTGTATAGGCGGCCCTAGCTGGTCCATTGAAAGAAGGTTGATAGGTGAGCTTGTAAAATGGGTAAAAGAAACCCCGCACAGGTTGCACTGTTCAGCTTACAATGACCCAACGCACAAATGCGGCTGTGGTAAAGATTCCCTCATAAAACAATCAAAAGAAAGGCTAAAAGTATGAAACCAGCTATGCAAATTAAAATTGAGAAAGCATTTAACACAAAAACAGGTGATTTATATACAGGTGGGTGCGATTATAGAGCAGCCGCTTGGGCTAATAGAAACCTTAAGGCTAATTGGGCCTTATGGACAAACGACGTGACTAAAAAAACAGATCAATTTTTGCAATCCATTTATAAATAGGGGGTTTTATGGAAAGTGTTATTATTCGGGAGTGTTTGCGCTTCGCTGGCGTTCTTACGTTTATTTTTATTGCAATAGTGTTTTTTTCAGGGTGGGGTGCCTAATGGAGAAAAGCCCGTGGCATGTTTGCCTAGTTCAAATCGACGACGAGGAATATGAAAAAACCCTTAAAGAGATCATGCGTTCAATTGCAGATAACGACAACCAGCCTTTGGAGATTCCAAAAGAGGACTAAATGGAAAGTTTTGCAAGCCGCTATTATAGCGTAATTATTCTGCCTTCTGGCAAGGAATGGGTGATCGAAAGAAACCGCGACGGGAAGCGTTCAGGAGTTTACAAAGGAGAAATTGAAGCATTCACAAAATTAATGTTTTTGTGGTGTAGGTCTATGCGTGAATTTGATGATGTTTGTCAGAAGATTGTAAAATGAGAGTATGGAAAAAAATCTATATTCCATATTATACCCCTGAGCCTGAGCGCGAATTTAAGCGCAAAGACGGAACAACCATGACGGGCAAGGAATTTAAAAAAATCCGGCGCACGTTTGGTTTATCGCAAGAAGCTATGGGTAGAACTTTAGCAGTGCCTCCGGCGCGTTATTCTCGCAGGTGCGTAGCTTATTGGGAAGATGGTAAAAACAAAATCCCGCCCGCTGTAGAATTGCTCATGCTGATTTTTAGAGAGCGATTTGTTTTAATCCCCTCCAAAACTAAACATCGCTTCACCCGGACGGATGTAAGTCCTTAATTCCTTGTTATAATTCAAAGTATAATCCCCTGCCTGTCCTATGAAATAATCATCACGGGATTTTTGCACCCTTATCAAAGTTTCACCCTCTTTCGGCCTATGCACAACTATTCCTAGATCAGGCTTGTTGCTCCAGTGTGCAGAATCAGCAATGTCATAAAGCGTTGGTATTCCATCGTTATATTTATCTTTCCGTTTCATTTTTGAAGGGTGGGCGACAATCATCATGTGAACATTGTATTTGCGGGCAAATTTTTTTAGCTGCCTTATTGCAAAGCCCGTATATTCTGTTTGTGTCATCGGCCCCCTATCGTGTTCCATCTCATTCCAAGGATCGACGACAAACATATCCACCCCATGCCTTACAGCAGCAGCAGCCATTTTTTCGAGCAACCAGCCTAAAGTTACCTCGTCATCAATATTAGGCACAATAAACCTGAACTTTTCATCCATCCATTTATCAGCGTGAGCAATCTCATCCGGCTGGGCAAGTTTAGGCCGCATTCCTAGAATCAATGTTCTTAGATTGTGCTTATGGTGCGTCTGGGGCGTTTGTTCAAAACTGGCAAAAGCAACCCTCCAGTTTGAATTTTTAGCAATGTCATAAGTGATAAAATTGATAAACGTGGTTTTACCATGCGAAGGAATACCCGTGACCACCGAAAAATCGGCTTTGCGTATGTTAATCGGTATCACGTCAAGTTTGTGGTACTCCTGAGGAGGTAAAGGAGCTAATTCACTCATTTTGTAAACGCCACTTACTTCCACCCACTCCGCTGCTGCAATCGTTTCTAAAACTAAATCCCTTCCACCCTTAAGATAAACTTCGTTCAAGTCTTTCGTTCCTGCCGGGTATTTTACCCATAAACAACGGTGCTTTCCTAACCTTAGCGATAGATCATGCAACAGGTTTGCACCTGCCTTGTCACCGTCAGCACAAATCACTATTTCACCATTTGCGGGGAAACCATCCAAATAAGAGTATTTAACGCTGTCAGCACCTACCCTACTGGAGGGTGCTCCATCTGGCACTGAGCAGGCAAAAAAACCGCATTGTAGGGCTATTAAACAATCCATCTCCCCCTCAGTGATGATTAAACGGCTATTAGGGGAGTTTTGCCAGTCGGTGATTGCGTTTTGATTGTAAAAACACTTAACCGCATCTTTTTGTTGAGTAAATTGCTTTTCGCCAGACAAAGTGCGAAATTTGCTGTTGACGTGTTCTTCGCCAATAAAGAAAGGAATTTCAATACATTCACCACCTGTAAGTTGACTTGAACTTCTCCACCCAAGCCGCGTTGCTAGTTCGAGGTCTATTCCCCTGTTCTCTAGCAATTCCGCTGCTTTCTGAGTGAGAACCCCCGCTGTATCCGCAGTGGTGGCAGTTGAAAATGAAGCTTTGTCCATCGAGGGTGACTGAGAGGCATCGGTCATTTTTGTTTCTCCTTGTGTGAGAGCATTTAGGGCAAATTGTTTTGTTATTTCCTTGCCTTAGGTTAAAAGTAATTCCAAAATCTGATGGTTTTTTCATAACAGATAACTCGGTGATTGATTGCGTTTTTTCTTGATAAAGTCTATCGTTCTTTCCCAACCCCACCGCCTAAAAGCTATGTCAAAATGCTCGTATTTGTAATTGTATTGGGCGCAAGCTAAACGAAATTCCTCAATGAGAATTGGCAGATCACTAACTGCAATGCCATATTTTTTGCAAACTGATGTCAGGTCGTGGGTTTCTAATTTTCCCCTTTTCAATTCCCACTCCGTAAGAGTCATCTTCTTACTACTACCTTTATTAATTTTTTCTTTCTTACTTCCTTTATCATTATCATTATCATTATCACTATCACTATGGGCATGTTTTGGTACAATCTGGTACCCACTGGTACCCACTGGATGCGACTGGATGCGACTGGTAATTTCTTCTTTCCACCTACTTAACGCATTGTTTTTATTTCTTTTGCATATTGCATCATACCTTTCGCAATCCCTGTCCATCTGATTTTTGAAGTTGATAAACAAAGCCTTTAGTACACCAGAAAGTTGCACATTTCCGGTTTCATTGTACAATTTAATTGCTTTGAAAAGTTGCCCAGCTTGCGCGTCATCAAGTTCATCAAGAGCGCTTAATGAATCGACATAAAGAATAAATGATTTTTTGGTCATAATCTTTCCCTTCTTTCCCTGTAAAAAGTAGTAGTGGGGGCGCTTCCATCCGGGAAAGGATTGATTGAAGCATTACGGAGCAACCCGCCCCCCACTGTATCTAACCGATACGACTGCGACAGTATATTTACGGAATCCTTACGGTCAAGGCAAAAAAGAACCCCCTTTTTACGGGGGGCCAAGTAGTCACAAGGGAGGTGTATTAATACGGCAAACAGCGTATAATATCAGCAACTTTTTCTAATAATTCATCCTCTGACCAGTATTTTTGTTGCCATGCTTTGCGTCCTAAAGTGTGGATACCTTCACGGCCTTGATGGTGAAAGTGACACAAGGGAAGAACTTTCAATTCGTTTTTACGTCCTCCGGCCCCTGTTTTAGCGTGATGTACGCTAGCAGGGGTACGTTCGCCCATTTTTAGCAAACAAACGATACAGCCTATGTCCCTGACTAATGCCTGATGCTTTTTTTCTGCAACAGTCACCATTGCTTTGCCAATATCTGCCCTTTAAGGCGCTCTAATTCAGAAACGTCATCTCTGCAAACAATGTACAGTCCTTTGTTTTTTTCTACAATCAGCTTGCGTCTTACCTGATCGTCCGAAAGAGGATTAGATTTTACCTTGCATTCAACTTCTACCCACCTTCCAAAAGGTGTCAGCGCAGTAATATCCCCAAGCCCCTTTTTACCAAAACGTATGTAATGGCCTTTGTCTGTTTTAATTGCGCCAGTGTTTTGCCTAATGACATCACAGCCCCACAAACAGAGAAGCTGAATACATGCGGCAACTAATTGGCTCTCGCTCATTTCTTTTCGCTCAATAAATACTCTTTAACCAGCACATCGCGTATATATTGTGCAGGGGTGGTTTTGTTGCGCGAAACAATTTTATCCAGCCATTTTTTCATGTCGTCGTCTAAAAAAGTTTGCACTCGATGGTTAAACATTATTTTCTCCAAAAATTGATTTGACAGCTAGATTCTATCTGATACATTCCGTGTTGTAAAGTTACAAAACGATAATAACACAACACAAGGTGATAACATGGATAATGATTCTCTCATAGGATTTTTGTTTGGTTTGGTAATTGGGGTATTTCTTACCCTGATAGTTATTGTTGCTATTAGAGAGCAAGATTTAGATGCTTGCCGCAAAGAACATAACGTTTATTTTTGCAAAACCGTGACTGTTGTAGGTAAGCCATGAACGAACAAGTAGATAACGCCATTGGTGGATTTATGGGGGATGCCTCGAAAGAGGGCGGGAAATTCTGTGCAGACGTTGGTAAACTTGCCGTAGCACCATCCCCCACCCAAACCACTGACCGCGAGGCGTTTAAAAAGGCAAATCAACGTGGCAAAGAAATTGCAGAGCAGTCTATTGAAAAATCTTTTGGCCTAAGTCCTAATTTTACCAAACGTGAAAGAAGAATGGCTAATGCTATTTTGTATTTGCAAGCCGCCCGCGCTGAATCAGATGAGGAGATTGAGAAGTTAAAGCATGAAATTGACGAGCAATGCCGCATTAACGGAATGGGCGGTGAGCGTGAATTAAGTCTGATGGCGCAAATTGAACGGCTGAAAAGCGAAATCAATGAAGTAAAATACGACGAGGACGACTGTTATGAGGAAATTCAGCGGATGAGGCATGGGATTAGAAACGCATTGTACCCCAAAGGCATTAAACATCCGCAACAAAGCGAATGGAAATGGATGCTTGAAAAAATCGCTGAACAAACAAAAGAAATCGAACGTCTGAAGCGGGTGGTTGATGCTGCAAAAGCTATCTTGCCTTATGCTGATGCCATTATTTGTTATGCCTCGACTATGGATGAACACGAGCCTAATCGTCTAGTTTTTAATTTAGGGGAAGCCCTAAAAGCCGCAGAAAAGGAGAGCGCGAAATGAGCGAGGAATCTAAACACACCGCCGACACCAGCGTCGTTGAGTTGGTGAGGGAGTTGCGGGAAGCTTTGGTTGAAACAGTGGATTGGGCCGGGACTGTTAATGGCTACACCAACGCGAGACAATATGCGTTTCCTTTTGTTGCCAAAGCCGACGCATTCCTAGCCAGCGCACCGGAAGCAAAAGATGAAAGGCCAATTACCGAGGATGGCCGCCCAATTTTTGGGGATGGTAGCGCATGGGATATTAGAAGCTATTTGCTTGGTATCGAGCAAGCAAAACCGGAGTTGAGCGAGGATGAGCGCATACGAGTTGAAGAAATAACAATGTCGAAACTTCAAAGCTTTTTAAAAATAAATAATACACGAGTACGACAAACAGCGGAAGGGCAAGCATCAGTGAACTTTGCGATCGATAACTTAAAACAATTAGTACCTGATCAAGCATTTGAACTGGAGAACTACGTAAACCAATTGATTTATGCGGTTACAAGTAACTCTAAAAATATGAATTCTGATAACTTACAAGAAGCGGCGCGCGCGGCTTTGAGAATATTGCCTGAAACAAGTCGAGAACCCAAATTAGCAAAGTCTGCTATTAGTGCTATGGCTCGCACGATCGTCTTTTTAGCACCTCCCGAAAGATTGCGCGCTGTAAAGACAATTCTGGAAATTTCACTTAGTGATGGAATTGCATTAGAGACTAAAGAGCGATTGGCTAGTGTAGGGCTCGCAGTTGCCCCAACGTTAGATCAGGCGGGATTGGAGCAAATTATTCGTGATTTAAGACCCAAGCTGCGTTCAAATGAAAAAATATCTCCAAGCCTAGCACAAATAATTTCCTTAGCCACTTCACGCATTTAACCCACATATTGAGGCATTCGATGTATCTCGTTAGTTTGCATTCACAAAAGAGCGGAACCGGAAAAGCGAGCGTGCGCGAGGGGGATTGCGTGCTTACCCACTGGATGCCACTACCAGCGCCACCAGCAGCGCAGAAAGAGGGGGCGTGATGAGATTGCTATATTTGCAAGGTATCGGTGAAAGTGCAAACGCGGTAATTATTGTTGCCGACAAAGTAGTTTCAATTCACCCGCGCATGGTCGGTGTAGATTTTAATGCTGTGCTAGAAACATACGATACTTACAAGGTAGAAGGCACGACCATTATTTGTGTAGGCGAAGCGTATATTGTGGCGAATGAATTTGCTGATGTGTTGAAAATGTTAGAACAACAACCCACCGAGAGGAGCGAGTGATGAAAGTATTGCAACTGAAAGAAATTTTAACGATGTTTGGCGATGAAACAGAAGTTTTTATTCAAACTACACCACACGATTTATGTCAACCTATTACCAAAAAAGCCATCAGCTTAATCGGTGCTTCGATTGATAGCCGTTCGGGGTGTTTAAATAAAGAGAAAGTTCTTCTAACCGCTTATTTCCCACACGAGGCAACCCAATGACAACTGAATCACGCAGAGCGACACTAGAGAGATTGAACAAAATGCTTTATGATTTGGTGAAAGTAAACGTTGAAAAAGCAGCCCTAGACAGCGTTGCCGCGCCTGTGGCTGAACTGGAATTGCGAAAAGTCGGTTTCACTTGCGAGCGTACTGGCGAACGCCACACTTACAATAGCATGACCGATTTTGTTATGGCATTCTTGACCATGAAGCGTGAACGCGATGAAGCGCTAGCCGCGCCTGTTGAATATGAATATCGCCCGTATAATCCAACAACTGGTTCCAACGGTGTTTCAGCGGAAGCTATTATTCCACACACAACAGCGCCTGTGCCGCAGCAAGAGGTGGTGGAGCGTGAAGCTAGAATCATAGCGGCAAAAAAAATGGGACTTATAAAAGACCCCTACGGTGAAAAACTACCGAACGACTTGTGGCGACAGTGCATTCCAGAGGCCAAAGCAGCCCTCTCCACCCTCCCCCAGCAGCGAGTGTGGACGCGGGAGGAGTTGGTTGACCTAATAGCGCCGCGCACAGGGTACAACATGGATAATTATAACGGCACATCTTTTGCGCTCAGAATTGGCGGAGAAATTGCAGACGCCCTCATCGCCAAACAAGCCGTGATTGTGAGGGAGTGATGAGCAGTACAGAAAAAAATATTTTTTTATTTCATGAGTTAACTCCTTTTAAATTTACAGGTGCTTTTGAAAGCTTGGATTCAAAATATTTTATAGGAAGTATTGTTAGCGAATCTACGGGAATTATAATCGCAAACATTTCCTTGAATGGTGTCAATGCATCAAAAGAAAAAGTTAATCAAATTGGGGTTCTTTTAACCAAAATCTTAAACGACCTTGAACGGTAAAAATTTCATGAGCGCTAAAATCATATTATTCGGGTTAATCATAGGATATTTCATCCTAGGAATTACCATTGTTGTAACTGGTTGCGTATGGGGATGGTGTCAATGATTAAAATTCATGAAGAAGTAGTGCAAGGCAGTCAGGACTGGATGGCTTTACGGTGTGGCGTTTTAACGGCGAGTGACATGCATAAAATCGTTACTGAAACGACGCTAAAAGCAGCCAATAACGACAAATCACGGGCGCATGTGTATGAGATTCTTTCGCAGAAAATCACCAAACACGTTGAACCCACCTATGAAAACATGAATATGCTAAGAGGCTATGAGGACGAAATAGAGTCACGTCGGCTTTATTCAGAGAACTACGCCCCTGTTACGGAAGTAGGGTTTATCACTAACGACAAATGGGGGTTTACGCTGGGCTATTCGCCAGACGGTTTAGTGGGGGATGATGGGTTAATTGAGTGCAAGTCCCGCGCCCAAAAGTACCAGATTCAGACCATTTTGAACGGTACTGTACCCCCTGAATATGTCATGCAGCTACAGACGGGGCTTTTGGTATCCGAAAGAGAGTGGATTGACTTTATCAGCTATTGTGGTGGACTGCCAATGTACACACTTCGAGTCTATCCCGACGCTAAGATTCAAGAGGCTATTATTGAGGCCGCTAGAGTGTTCTACGATAAGATTGACGAAATGATCCTGCAATTCTCGGAAAAGCTTTCAACGGAGCATTTACGTCTGATTGCTACGGAACGTCAAGACTACAGCACAGGAGGAATGCATGTCTGATATGACCAAAGTAATTGTCGCCAAGAGTGACCAGCTAAATACTGATGATTTAATAGGTGGAAGCCAGACCATTCACATTACCAAGGTTGCTATTGCTCAAGGCGGTGAGCAGCCCGTTTCTGTGCATTATGAAGGGGATCAGGGCAAGCCATACAAGCCGGGTAAATCAATGTGCAGGGTAATGGTTGCGGCATGGGGCAATGATGCCAAAGCCTACGCAGGACGCTCTATGACGGTCTACAGGGACGAAAAGGTAAAATGGGCGGGTATGGAGGTAGGAGGCATCCGAATAAGCCACATGAGCCATATTAACGAACCTATGACCATTGCGCTTACTGCAACCAGAGGGAGCAAGAAGCTATTTACCGTAAAACCTTTAGTCATTCTAACCGAGGAGGAGAAAAAAATAGCTACGGACGAGGCATCTAAAGGGATTGAACACCTAGAATCATGGTGGAAAGCTCTTACTGCTGCCGATAAAAAGAAATACCATCCGATTAAAGACGAACTCAAAACCATAGCAGAAGGAGTAAACCATGGCTAAACGACGCTACAAAATTGAAATCACCGACTATGACCGCCTACAAGAAGCCTATCCGCTGGCAATTAAAGAAAGGGTCATTCGCACTTTTGACTATGCCTACATTGCAAAGCTGCTGGATTGTCAACTACCTGTCCCCGGCGTCATTGTAGGGGATCAGCAAATGGACATTGAAACACTAATCAGAAAGGAAGCGTAAATGTACCAGCTTAGTATTCTTCTAAGTCACCATAATCAAGTCATTAGCTTGATTTACAACACCAAAGAAAAGGTGGATGCTGCGTGTAAATCTGTGATGAATTTAATTGAAAACCATGAAAATGTTATCACTATTGATGATGAGCACGCTCATTCTGCTACTTTTTACAGCAAGAGCGTAACTTCTATCTTGGTTTCAAACTACGACGCTGATTTGAATTTGCAGGTGGACAAGAAATTTTTAGAGGCTCGTTCCCAAAAGAAATTCGAGAACAAACTACGCACTGACCCATCATTCAATTTAACTGGAGGCATCCAATGACGGAAGAACCACCATCACTGGCTGACGTAGCCGAAAAACAAACGGACGAAGCCAAAATCTATCTAAAAATAGCCCAAGCCATTAAACTGAAACAATGGTGCGTCGAACAAGCCGTTCAATCCCATTCTTTGAGTGATCCTCTTAGCTTGGCTAATAATTTTTACAAATTTATCACTACGCCTTAATTTACACACCCGCGTTTGAAGAACTCCTGCTGCTTGGTGTATTTATCAAACCAAACTGCAAACGTAGGGGGAGTCCTGACAGAGTCTATCCAGTCTAGGGTAGCTCTGTCAGGTATCACAGGGGAAGGGCAGAAATAAGGAACAGGCTTATTCGTCGTCCCGCAAGCGCACAACATTGTCATGGACGCTATTGCTAGGCTTAGAAAGAGCCTCCGCTTCATCTTTGTAAGGTTGTATGGCATTTTTAATGTCCTCCTGCTCTTGGTGGGCGCTGAACAACCTGTCCAGCCACCCCCCAATGAGTGATTTAACCACTGCAAATGCAACACTGAACCACATTATGCAACCGTTGGAGAAGCGCCTTCTACCACAGCAGCGGGTTTGGGCAGGTTAGCAATAATGAGTGATACAGCACCATGCGCTGCGTTCACAGCGTCTTGCTTCAAATCTTCTTTAACTTGAGCCGTAACTTGTGGAACCAATGCAGCAATCGCAGCACCCACGTTACCGCCCGATGCAATGACCGTACCAATATCTTCCAAACCTTGTTCTAAAATGGTCAGACCTTGTTGGCCGATGGTAGCTTCAATTTGTTTTGCCAAAGCAGCAAGACCGGGAAGAAGCTTCTGCTCCAGTTCCGTAAATACGGTATCTACTTCGGTTTCGGTTGAATCAAAAAAATCTACAATTTTAGTCCAAATGCTCATAAAATCCCCTATTGAATGGTGAGGCTGAATGAATCAGCTAGAGTAGATAATAACATACGAAATGTTGAACGGCTATTCAAAACTGCAACCATTCCATCAATGTTTCCAATGGTATCACCCACTCCAATGCAACCCAGAAGTTCATCAGCTAGGTTTGCGGGGTGAATCTCTATGTTTGTGCGGTTAGGTACATCCCGTGCTATCCACACACTACCATGCTTAGGACTGATATAACGGTTGAATTCATACGTTCCCAGCGGAATGCAGCTTTTGTCAGGTAGGTTTTCTTTCCACGGTAATTCGATGGTGTAGCAAAGGTGATTACCATCATCATCAAATAACTCGCCCAGTGTCCCATCATCAGTCGATGGTTGGCGTTTGAGAAGCATTAGTGCCTCCCAAGCAAAGATTTAATGTCCTCTGATACTACGTCCAAACGGTCGTGTAACCGTTCAAAAGATTCTTTTACATCTTTGTTTGCTGCAAATGTCTTAAAACTTTCTAATTTATGTTCGTCCAAATTTTTTTGGACTTCATTGACATTTTTCTGCACAAGACTGACTTTGACATCATTATTATCAACTTGTTTTACTATCCTCATACCAAAGTATCCCAAAACAGTCATAACACCTGCCAATAAACCCGTTATCAACTCGTGAATAAAAGAATATTCATATTCAGTAGCCATGTCTTATCTCATTCTTACAGCGGTTATTTTCCCTGTTGAAGTCGCAGTGGAAACAGCAAAACTGCCGTTTGCTACAAGATAAACTGTTGTAGTTCCTGATAATTTTAATGTTTGTGGTGGTACAGTCAATATTGTGGCTGGGTTTCCACCTGTTAAATATGAACCTGCATAAGTCGCAAAATCTGGAACGGTTGGTAAAGTAGCTGATGTAGTGCTAATACCAGCAGAAAATATGGTGGCGGTGGTAGTTCCAGCTAAGTTAAAAGAAGCTGACCCATACACTAACCATTGCCCTGCTGTGAGAGAAATAGATGTAATATTTGCAGAAGTACCTGATGAAAGACTAACAGCCGTACCAGTCGATGTTACGGTTTCTCCAACTATACCAGCCGACGCACTATCATTGGTGGTAGTTCCTTTTATGCCGCCAGTTGTAGGAGAAAAAATTAATTGAGGAACAGTAAGAGTTTTTCCTACTCCATCAAAAGCACCGACTTTGTTACCGTTTGCATAAATATTAACAACGCCGGATGACCCATTTGCAGATAGGTCCAATTCGTTGTCGGTTGAATACAAATAGGCCGCATTAGCTGATGTGAACGGAGAAGTTCCACCATTAGAACTATTGATACCCATATTAATAAAATGGGTCGTGGCCGTACCGTTATCTGCTGTTGCAACAAAATCGGAACTTGCTGCTGATCCTGAATTGGTATTTTGAATGCTTACTTGGTAGTAATTGTTCACGTTTCCTGTGAATTGCGCTGCAATAGTATCGATTGTGTCAATGTATCCACCCGTACCAAGAATCAATGGAAGCGTGATATTTTGATTGTAGTTGGTGTTATTTAAAACGCTCCCTGTAAATCTTCCATAGGTGCTATCAACTATTGCTGCATAGGTATTGCCCAAAGCCATTTCGCTTGCTGCGGTGAAATGTAAATTATCAGCGTTTAGAGCTAAGTTTGTGGTATCAACGTATCTGTTACCCGCTGCTGCACCAACTGCTTTTTGAGCAGCGCGTACAGTTGCTTGATAAGGAACCGTCGCAATAGACTGATTAGGCAAACCTGCAATCACAAATAAATAGTTTGGAGATAACGTGTAGCTTGCAAACAAAGTGGACTTCAAAGCTGCTGCAAATGCCGTTAGATTGGATTGATACGCATTGGCATTAGTTTGGTTTTGCGCGTCTGTTTCACCCTGATCCCAAATAAAATCATTCACTACCGCAATTTGTCCGGTTAAAGCAATCGCTGGCAAAGCTGCGTTTACTGCGTTTGTCAAACCAGTCCATTGAGCACCGGGGCCGGATGGGTTCCAGTTAGTTGCAAGGCTAGTGGCTCCTACTGCATATTTTACAATATAGGTAGGTTGTCCCGTAAATGCTGTAGCCGCTGCTCCAAAAGATACTTCTGGCCCTATGCTTTTTGCATCTAAACCTTGGTTATTATTGCCGGATGATAGGGGGCTAAAAGTGTTCCCGTTCCAAATCAAAGACTGCAAATTAGGATAGTTAGCTGGAGTATACGGGAAAGGAGTATTTGCTACTGCACCGTTACCTACCATATTGCTCTGTCCAGCCAAGACAGATACTAGTGCCGTTTTAATGCCCGATAACCCACCAAGATACGATTGAAGCTGCGTAAGGAACGATGACGAAGGTACGCCGCCGCGATACATAGTAAATTGTCCAATTTGACCTAAG